GGTACAACAAAAATAAAAATTTTGTACTATGTTGTATAAGTTAGTTACAACTATAAAAGGAGCAGTAATATTACTACTCCTTTACTATTTTAAATTATATTATAGCGCCATTTCAGTAATAATTTTATCAGCTATTTGTGTAAATCCAGTATCACTAGGGTGGCTAGCAACACCGGCATTAGTAATAACACACTCTTTGCCCGTTACTGTAATGCTTACACCTGCCGTACTTGTATACGACGTGTAATTAATAGTCACGCTATATTGTACACCATCTACAGTGAAGTTTAGAGTCACCTTATTATCCTCTAAAATTGAGAAGCTATCAACAGAGTATGTTACAGTTTGGTCGGTATCATAAGTGTAAATAGCTCCAATTTTATTCTGGTTACTTTGTACAGAGCTTAAACCATCAATGTTTATAAATTTAACACCATATAATTTGCAATTATTTTGTAGAATCTGTACAGCGTTTTGTTTATAATACCAAGCAAAGACCCAACAAACTCTAGCTTTAGGGCATTTTTCTCTTATACCTTTTATCAAATATGGTAGTGTGGTTGGTAAGTTAGCAACAGTATTTTCATTATTCCAATTATCGCCTAACTGAATTATAATTAATCCACTACCTGTATTAATTTGGTTTATAATGTTATCTGCCACTTTGTTAGCTAGTGATACAGTAGTTGCACTCTCCCAGTCTACACCGCCAATTTTAGTACCAGTCGCACCAGTTCTGCTTAATATTTTTGTGTAGTAGTCGCCATTTTTATTGGTAGCCGCCATCCCAAAACTTCCAAAACCGAGAAGTAAGCTGTTGCCTATAAATGTTATATGTTTAGGGATATAAGGATTAGCGCTTAAATTACCGTCATTATCAACACTTAAATACCATTTATTGCCGTTAGGTGATGTTAGGTCAGCTTGCACATCTATTGCCGATATTGCATCTCCTACAGCTTTAGCATTAGCAGGCGAGTTAGGGTCTGTTAAAGTAGAATCCAAAGTTCCTTTACTGTTAAGTACCCGACCCTCAATAACAATACCACCATTATCAATGCTAATATTATACCGCCTACCGTAAGTGATAGCTATATATGATGCGTAATAACCTAGGGTGCTAATCTTATTATTTCTGCTACTCATTGGTTGCACGTTCATAGGTATTAAATAAACATACGGTAAGCTATTAAATTCATCTGCAAGACCAGGGATATCAGAAGTTATTTTACCTACGCTATATAATGACTTAATTGCGTTAGACCACATTATATAAGCTGTGTAAATGTTCATAACATCACTCAAATCTGTAATATCTGATGAACCTTCACTACTACCAAGCTCAATAGGGCTAACATAAGATAACATCGAGAATACGTTATCACCGACTGTCTTACTATCAGCCCCTGCATTACTTACTGTCAAGGTTTTGTCAATAGTTGGTGTTGTTGGCGTTAAGTTTTTACTTAGCCAGTCACCAACCGCTGTTATAATTAGCGGATTTACTAAAGTACTTAATGTACCGTCACTAGCCATATCATCCAGCTTATTATTAATTTCTTCCTGAACATCAAGTGTACTAAAATAGTTATTTACATAACTCTGCAACTTTTCATAAGCTGTATGCAGCTTAGTCACATCACCATGCAAGGTTTCAACATCTTCCATAGTCTTATTCAGATAGTCAACTACTTTGCAAAGCAATTCATAATAACTTAAACTGTCGTCATAAACTAATGGAAGCACTTTTTGACACCAGTATCGAAACGGTTGTAATGTCTTATAGTTACCTAACACTGGTGTAAAATTAGCCGGGTCATTCGGTGTAATACTTCTTATGTTCGCCATAATAATCTCCTTTCATTACCAAAGTCCAAAGAACAAATCATTAAACTCTTCAATAACCTTCATATCAATGTTAAGAAAAGTTTCCCTAAATTCATTTAATAGACTGCTAAAACTTTCTGTACCTTGTTTACCTATAATAGTTTCCAGATAATCTTCTGTAGTGTTAGTTTTTCCTGTGTTACTTGTAACACCATCAATCTTACCAGTTGTATCCTCTGTTTCACTATAATCAGTACCACTCTTTTCAGTTGTGTTAGTTTCTTCGTTTCCAGTTCCGTTCACATTATCTGTAATCTTTCTTGCATTTGTCAGATAGTTCTCATTCTCTAAACCAGTGATAGCGCCTTGAGGTGTATCAGAATACAAATCTCTTTTTGTTTCATCACTACTATTTGTTGTATTTCTTGTTCCTACACTTGTGTTATCTGTATCTCTGTTACCCGTTAGTGTTCTTTTACCAGTGGTATTATCTGTTCTTGTTCCATCTTCTTTACTCGTACCCTCAACATTTCTCTCATGTTTACTTGTCAAGTCCACATTGTGCATTGGATTAAACTCAATCTTAGCACTCTCATATAGCTGATTGTAATACGGCATAATCTCTTCAAGTCTGGTATTCATCCAAAGTGTCCAGATACCTACCGTTTCACAACAAATCTCACGCAAATAATAATGCTTCAAAATTTTCTGACAGAGTATACTTCTGTATTCTTCATCAAAGAACGGTGCTTTACTCGTAAAAATCTTATTCCATGAATTAGCAATAATGCTATCAACATCACCACTACCACCAGATATTTCAAGTCCACTTTTGTTCTCACATATGAACCTAACTTCTGTTGTGTATTTACTCATTCCCTGTACCTCCTATCGTATTTGTACCTGCTTCATCTGTTATAGTATCATTGCTAATCTGCTGAAAATCTTCACGATAATTGACTTCAATATTCGTACCAAACATAGCGTTAATTTTTTCAACAGCCTGACGTCTACTCTCCAATCTACTGTACCTGCTCGCGATAGTACCACCTTGATTTCTAGTTACTTCATCAGTAATCAATCTTTCTTTTTTTTGAATGTTGATATTACTGATACCAAGATATGTCAACGCTTCATTCCATATCTGCGTCTTTAACTGGTACAATTTATCGCAAACATACGGTGCACCAGTCTGCAACACCTTTAACGCATTTAAGTCCAAGTTCTTATCACCATAAATGAACGGTTCGTTACCATCAAACTTCTTATATAAGTTAATCAGTGTCAACCTTTGTTTTTCTGTACCTTGTACTAAAACTGGGGTTTTCTGTGCGTTTGCATTAACATCAATAATTCTATCAATGTTGTACAATCTTCTCGAAAACATTTTAACATCAAGTACACTATTCGTGTGCAAGTAATTGTTCCAGATAATTACGCTATTATTTTCTTTCAATAACTTCTGATAGTTGTTATATCCAGAGTAAGCTTTACGCAAAATAGGATTACCATACACATCAAGTCTGCCATTCGTAATACAGTCCAAGCACAAGTTCCCAAGAACATCATCATTAAAGTACACCATGCAACCAGTTTCAAAGAGATGTAGTTCAAGATACCTTGCGTCAACACTAGGCGGTAAGTTTTTCCACTCAAACATACTTATAGTCAATTCTGTCAGTCTGTTCAAATACTGCATATATGTCAAGTTATTCAGTGTAGCACTGTCACCAAACATATCTGTACTTCCAAGCTTTCTACCCATATTCTAATCTCACCACCTTTACACTGTATTATCCAAGTTATATTGCCCAACCTCTGAACCATTTTTCCAGAATGTAATTCCATTATCATAGATACTACAAATTTTCTTCATATCGTCAGCAGGAACACTACCAGTAACAGTAGCATTTATTGTCTTTACATAGTTCCAATGAGGCCTGCTATTTCTGTTAGGTTTTTTCAATCTTCTTGTTGCATAACCAAACATTGTAAAGTAGTCGTCAATCATTCTAGCATATTCTGCTGTTATGCACATTCTACCACCATAAAATGATTGCTTACCACTACCAACATTTGAACCACCGTTGTTAATGTTACCTTTTGATATATCAGCCGCTATACTAGCTTGATAACCTTGCGACAAATATTGCGAAGCGGCAGATGAAGCACTTACAACACCGCCTACGACAGCACCTGCTGGCCCACCTAATGCAAAGCCTGTCAAAGCACCACTTATAGCGTTTGTTGCAGTATTTACACCAATAGGAACAGCATTTTGTGCTAACCAAGCCTTAAATGCGTCAGTACCCCATGAACACATAGGATAGTTACTTAATGTTATACTTTCATTGTTAAACGTATCACCACCACTACCTTTATAATTTGTTGGTCTAAATACGCATTGTATTGGCATAGTTATAGGAACTCTTATGTTACCTTTAGGTGTTCTATTTTCAAAAAATTCATACCTTAGATTTAACTCACTACCACTTGCATTATCAACATGAAAGAAGTTATAAGGATATGTGTATAATTTTTTGTTTTTTGGCACATATCCGTCTAAACTTTCTATACCTGCTAATTGTGTTCCTGTAACCGTAACCGTAGCACTACTTTCACTGTATAATATTTTTAGTCCGCCCTCTGGTATAGCCTGTCCTGTTCCTATAACTGGAAACATATACATAGCAATAACAGCGTCTGGTTTTTGTACATATTCGTTTAACTTACTTTTGATACTTTCAGTATCATTTCTGTTATAAGCAAATAACGTACACCCGCCATAAATTCCGTCATATAATGTACCATCACTTTCATCAGAGTCGTTCATTATCATTATCATAACAGCCATAGGTTGAAGTACAGCACTTAAATCTTTATACTCCATAGATACATATTCACCAACATTTACACTTTCTGGTTCAATATGCTCACCTATATTATCGGTTACACTATGCTCTCGTTCAACAAAACAATAGTCCGGTTCACAATCAAAGAACCAAGTCTGCATAACATCAAGTTCAAAGTAAATCTCTGCACACTCATTGTTCACAAATTCAACCGCTGTTATGAACGCATAAAACCACTTATTTCCGTAAGCTGTGTTCTGGAACATCATGTAATTACAGTCGTACAGATTGTCGGCTTTAATTCCAACTCTAGCTACACCACGTTTTACTCTTTGGTATGTGTAATTAGTTAGATTATATTTCTGCAAACCAATAAAGTAATTATACTGCGCTGTTGCACCTGCAAAGTATATTGTGTGGTCATATGTTGTATCAAGAGGTACGTCTTTAAGCAACCTTATATTCGTTGTAGGTTGTATATACATATAAACACTCCTTTACACAATTTTCTAGTAAGGGTATACCATAAAATGATACACCCTTACAGATAAAATATTAGTCCTTGTTAAGAGTAACAGTTGCGTTAACAGCTGTAGAACCATTGATAGTAGTAGCCGCTGTGTAAGTAGTTCCGTTAATCTCTGCAACAAGTGTTATATCTGTTCCAACCTTTGAAGCAGGAATAATAAGTACACCGTATTTCTGAACAGCGATGCCAGCAGTTGTAAGTGCTTTTGTCTGAACAAAGTTCATATTCTGCGGTTCAAGACCCGCTTCCTCAAAGTCAGCACTGATAGTAAACATAGTAGCAACATCGCTTTCATCTTTAGCGTCCACATGAACAGTAACAGTTGCAGGCAAAGCAACGTCAGCGGCAGAGGTAACAAATACAACAGCATTTGCGAACGGAGAATTTGACACCGTTTTCCACGTATGATAGAAGTAGTTCCAGTACAAGCCAGAAGCAACATACTTCTCTGTGAATTTGTTGTTGTTGTCGTAAACCTGAAACCAATTATCGTCCAAAATAACTGCCTTTACATTAGCCAACAGTGCTAACTCGTCTGCTGTTACTTCTTCGATACCGTCAGAATTTGCTCTGATAACGTCAAAGCGTTCATTGTCAAAATCAGTCCAGTTGTCAATGAGGAACAGTCTACCCATGAAGTCAGCCTTATCCATATTGAACGCACTTGCAAGCACATTTACGTCAAACTGTGCATTGAACATAGCATCCATGAAGATAACCTGTCTATCTTTCGGTGTGTTAGTCTTAACTCCTGCTTCGTTGTACTCATTTGACATAAATGGTAACAGGTTAGACGTTCCTCTAAACTGTACAGCCGCTTCGCTAAGTTCTGTACCTGCTCCAATAGAAGTAGGGAACATTTTTCCGTGGCTGATTGCCTTAATAAGCAGGTACTTAAACAGAAGAAATTCATCGTACTCTGCGGCTGTGTAAACAGCGTCTACAATCTTAGCGATAAGGTTCTGTACTCCCTCAATGCTAAGAAATGCCTGCCGTAAGTCTTCGTCCTGAATGGTAACTGGGTACATTACTCTCCAGTTCATAACGTGGAAAGCCGAACGAACATCTGGGATAGTTCTCTGGAACTCACGTTTAGCCGCTTTTTCAACATTGAAGTCAACAGCTTTTGCGATAGATACGAAAATATCCTCGACAGTTTCTCCGTATTCAATGTAACCTTTTTTCAGAATAGAGTAAGGGTTGTTAAAGGTTGCACTCTGTACACGCACGATTGCAATTCTATTTACCAGAGCATTGATAAACTGGTTTGCAAAGGCAGGTGTACCATAGATGATTTCTCCCACTTTAGGGATGTCATTGACAGTTGCAACTTCCGGTACGTTCTGCTGATAGTCATAAGAAGCGTTCTGCCGGATTACATTGATAATGTCAATGGTTGACGCATTAAGCGTACTGTTTGCAATTCTTCTTGCCATGATTTAATCTTCCTTTCTTAATTGAATTTATTGCTAAACTGTTGTAAACAGTTCTGCAAACGTCTTAGGTTTCGTAGTATCATCTGGTTTAGGTGGTTCGGGGTCAGGGTCTGGGTCTGAACTGTAAAAACGTTCAGTATACTTTTTTCGCCATTCAGCGTCATTTTCTTCGTACTTGGCTTTCCAGTCTGTTCCGTCACCTTTTGCCTTTGTTTCTAAGTCAGATAGTGTGTCTGTAACATCTTCCAGAAATGCGATTGTTTCATCGTCAGTCTGTTCGCCTACTCTGGCTTTTACTTCTGCAAGAATTTCTTCTCTAGTTTTTACTGCCATGATGTTCTCCTTTCTACGATATTTTTGTCCACTTCGTTGTGTCGAATAAAAGGCTAAGTCTTAATGAAAGTGGATGATTAGGTGAGAGCATGATTGTACCATCTTCTGTCACCATAATTGTAAATCCTTCTTCATGTTTGTAAGTACCTGCTTTGAACGGCATATTTGTTTCTCCTTTCTTATTAGTAATGGTATTTTATCCACATCCAGATAGGCATTTTCTTTTTTCTTGCAGACGGTGTACCACCGCCGCCACCACCTGCTGAATAATAACGATACATTAACACAGCATTTTGTAATGCTTGTCCCTCTGTAAGATAGTACATTGGTTCAGTTTCCCATGCAACGATTGATGTGTTATTAGCGTTTATTCCAATGAACTCTAGTGCTTGATTAGCAAAGTTAATTCTTTCTGCTAAAGCAGGAACACCAGGACGTTCCCAACAAGTACAAAAAGCTTCTGTCAGCATAGCAACATCTGTTGAAGTTGATGATAAAAATTCTTCTAATGAAGATATACCACCAAAAGAACCTTGCCAATCATCCTCTACTATGAGGTATTGCATTTGCCCCTCTGGACTTGTATCTTCGTAACCGTTATCACTTAACCACTTCAATAGAGCTGTTTTTCTATCACCATCCCATTGAAATAAACCAAACGCACCACCGCCAATCTGTGATAGCGTAGGGTTGACATGACTTTCTCTCCAAGCATTACCTGCTAAAGCTGCAACTACATATATACTTGCGCCGTATCCAGTTGCACCACCATCACCATATCTGAACAGACGTGGGAACGAACGCTGATAAGTTGAGTCACCACTACTTGAACCAATACTTACTTGATTAGCAAGTGCCGCATTATCTGTATGCGCGCCCATGAAAATTCCTTTACCATTTCCACCTTGATAACACATTTCTGTGTGACCACTTGAAAGTCCAATATCTCCTGCTAAGTATTTACCGCTTGCGTCAACTTCTGTGAATCCTAAACGTATAAGTTCAGACGCTTCTGTATAAGTGGTAAAGGCATTATTGTTGGGTGCATATGATGGTGTTTCAAAACCACCTGCAAGTAACGCATAGTTTATAAATGAGGAACAATCATAATAGGTTATTCCATTTACTGTTTGTGCGTTACGATAAGATTGACTGTACCCTACATTGGGGGCATTACAAGTCTGAATAGCCCATGAATATGCACGATTTATGTCTGGCATAGGTTACACTTATGCCAACATTTGGTTTACAAGTTTCTGAACAGCAGAATAGTCATAACCTGCGGCGGTAAGTTTCTGCTTTCTTGTATCACCATTTCCCCACTTGCCTGCAATTACTTCTCTTGCAATTTCTCCGTTAGATTTCAACTCTTTTCCAGACAATAGTGCGTTTACTTTTGCCTGTACTGTGCCGTAATCATAACCTGCTTCTGTGAGAAGTTTTTTTCGTGTATCTCCATTACCCCATTTTCCTGCAATAACTTCTCTTGCAATTGTGTCAACAGAAACGTCTGGTGCAACTTCTGTGTTCTGTCCTGCATATCTAAGGTGTACATCCCACCCACCAGAGTATTCATAGTAATTTCTGATACAGATTTCCTTTCCATTCTGGTCGCCAGTTTTACCACCAGTTACCGTCCCTTTTTCGTTAATAGAAGCATGAGCAATCTGACTGTCTGAGATACTCATTACAACATGGTGCTGTGTCTTGAGGTGTACATCACCAGGCAACCACGGTGCTTTACAATCTACAAAACCTGCGGCTCTAAGCTGTGCTTCCAGATTACCAGTCCATGAGTACGGTGATACATCAAAACCTGCTTCATGTAGTGCCGTCCCCACAAGTGAAGAACAGTCATAATCTGGTCCATTTCTGTGCTCCTGGTCATAGCCATGGGTGTTATCATTTGCGGTGTCAATCATAAACTGAACCGCTTTCATAATATTTGGCATAATTTAGTCCTCCTTTTTTACATCGGAAATGTGAAATAATTCCATAAGTTTTTCCGGCAGAATGTCGGGATTAATCTTGCATATGTTTTCAAGGATTGACACTAACTCTGTGGTGCATACATAAAGGATAATGATAGGTAAAATTGGTGTACCAAGTTGAAAACCTATCAGTGAACCCTCTGTGTCAATTAACCATGCCACAAAGTAACATAAAATGAAGCCAACCTTTTTGAAAAGACCGTCACGCAATTTTGACGATTGAATGTCTTTGTTTTTGACCGCAGTTATGATACCAGTGATAAGGTCTAAAGCATTGAAAACCAGAGCAATAATTATAGGGTAAAACTGTTCCATTTCTTTCACTCCTTTCCTTGTTCATTTATATTAATTATAACATATTACTGTACAAATTGCAAGAAGTATGTTATAATATAATATGAAAGGAAGTGATTATAACGTGGGTAAGTATTATGACGGTACTAAACTTTTGTCTATGTTAGACATAAATGGTAACAAACCAGAGATTTATATGTGTACTACTAACCGTACTGGTGGTAAGACAACATATTTTGGTAGATTATGCATCAATAGATTTTTAGATAAAGGTGAGAAATTTGGTCTTATTTATAGGTACAATTATGAACTTGATGATGTTGTTGATAAGTTCTACAAAGATTTAGGTAGTTTGTTCTTTACAGACCATGAAATGACAAGTAAACGTAGGGCAAGTGGCATATTCCATGAATTGTTCTTAGATAAAAAAAGTTGTGGTTATGCTTTAAGCCTTAATAGTGCAGACCAGATTAAGAAATACAGCCACTTATTTTCGGATATTATGCGAATGATATTTGATGAATTTCAGAGTGAAACTAATCACTATTGCGTTGATGAAGTTAAGAAGTTACTTAGTATACATACTTCAGTAGCAAGAGGACAAGGTGAACAGGTAAGATATGTACCAGTTTATATGCTTAGTAATCCAGTTAGTATCATAAATCCGTACTATGTTGAAATGAATATTAGTGCAAGACTGAAAGACGATACAAAGTTCTTGCGTGGTGACGGTTTTGTGCTTGAACAAGGTTTCATTCAGAGTGCAAGTGACGAACAGAAAAGTAGTGGTTTTAATCGTGCATTTGCTAAGAACGCTTATGTTGCTTATAGTAGTGAATGTGTATATCTTAATGATAATAAAAGTTTTGTTGATAAACCGACAGGTAGAAGCAGATATATTTGTACTCTCAAATATAAAGGAACTGACTTTGGTTTGAGAGAATTTACAGAGGACGGTTTTATCTATTGTGACGATAAACCAGATGTTACTTTTAAGACCAAAATAACAGTAACAACAGCAGACCATGAAGTGAATTATGTAATGCTTAAAAGAAATGACTTTTTCTTGTCTAACCTTAGATACCTATTTGAACGTGGTGCGTTCAGATTTAAGGATATGAGGTGTAAAGAAGCGGTACTTAGTGCGTTGAGTTACTAGGTTATCCACATTATAATGTGGTAAGTGTTGATAACTTTTAGGTATCTTCTCATGTGTCCATCAATGAGTGGATAGGATAGCACACTTGAAACGATAGTGCCTATACCATTTGTCGTTTTCGCTGAACGCTTTGTTTGGTACATGAGTTAAAGATATAAATAGAAAGCAGGGATACGAACTTAGTTCGCCCCTGCTATTCTTATTTGTTGTGCTTTATTTTTCACCAGTTGAACCAAAACCACCTCTATTTGTATCTGATAAATGCTCTGCTTCAACAAGTACAACTGTTGGTTGATGTTTTAAGATTCTAAATTGACATATTCTGGTGTTCTTAGGAATGTCAACCGCCCTTGTAGCATATGCAGGAAATTGCCATTCATCATTATCACCGCAATATGTTTCATCAATAAGACCGATTGAGTTAGCCTGTATGATGCCATACTTCTTAAATGTTGAACTTCGTGGAATGACTAACGCTTCATGGTTTGTTGGTAAAACCATAGCAACTCCAAGGGGAATAAGTTTGAACTCATTAGGTTCAAGGTGTACATCTTCCGCAATACGCAGGTCAATCCAATCTCCATTCTCAATCTGTTCAATTTTTTCTATTCCGTCTTTGACATATTTAATTTTAATAGTTTTCAGTTCCATGTCCTACCTCATTTCATATGGTGTGTCGATAAGTAGGATACCGCCACGTATTCTCTTCGGTCTTAATTTTCCTGGAACTTTTAGTCCTACTCTAAAGTCCCTAAGATTTCTCTTTATCGGTTTACCAGTTTCCTTTTCAAACAAGAACTCTTTTTCATCTTCTGTCCATTCCTTGAACGCTTTTGTTGCCTTATCTGTGTACCCACTGATGTCTGCCGTTCCGTCAAGTGATGTTTGAAATAAGTCTTTACATTTCTGTGGCATACCTGCACACTTAATATTGTTATATGGTGTATCAATAGGCTTCAAATCTTCTTTAACAACATGTTCAATGTAAGTCTTTTGTCTGGTGAAAACTGCTACATCCCAACAGCTCTCTAGTTTCCAACAACAGAAGTCTTTATCATGTATCTTAATTCCAACAATCTCTTCTGGTTCAAGGTCACAATGTATGCTGTCTGTATCTGCATATATAAAACCTCTATTGTCTTTACCATGGTAGTTCTTTTGTGCGGCTCTAATTGTGAAGTTTCTTGCGTAACTTGTAATAGCTGAACCAACTGGTATATACCCTGGTTTCTTGTTTGCTTCTGCAACTGGTAAAAAGCCTATTGTTTTATCCTCTTTGACGTAAGCAAGTTTAAAACTACTGTCCATACTACTTGCCATTTTACCGTACAAATTGTTAAGGAACAACTTTGCCAACTCACGCAACGCACCTTTGCTTTCCAATTTAATTTTCTTATACTTATCAATGTACTCGTCAAAGATACCTATTTCACTATAAAACCAACAACCGTCTAATATCTCAAAGTCAACAAGTTCGTAGTGTTCTTTCAATAACTCATAGTCAGTCATTGTTAAAACTAACTCTACTCTAGTGTCGTGAATGTTACCGTCTTTATCAGTATAATGTGTATAATATTCTCCTGTCCTTTTGTCGTACACGTCAGACGTTTCAAGTGCTTCTGTACCTTTGTACAGTAATGACGATTTTATTTGTATAAATGGTAACTTATCTGGTTTAATGTAGAACCTTGTCTTAACTCTAACAAAGTAATACTTATCTTCATCAAGTGCAACGTCTGGAATAAAATTCCCTTTCCAAAATCGTGGTACACCAATGGGATACCTATTTCCACTTTCACTACTCATCATACTAGGGTACAAAGAATTAACATCTGCTGTAGTCCCATGTGTAAATATCTTGTTCTCTTTACCCTTTACTAGATAGCACCAACCACCCCTATATGATTTACGGATATACTCTCCTGCGTTTGGGTATCTATGTGCTTTCTCGTCAATCGTCATAGCATATACATCTGGAAACATTTCATTGTAATCAAGAGCGTTCTTTGTTGAGGACTTACAAATTGACTTGTATTCTTCCAAACAACATGAACCTATTGTCAATCTGTTATGCCCTTGTTGGAACATTATTTCTAACGCTTCTTTAACTACAAGAACGTCATTAGCTATGTACTTTCTTTCTTCGTCTGTTATAGTGCAACCTGCGTACCTAAAACCAGTGTACTCCATATCAAGTTTCTTATGCTTTGTACCAAAACTTTCTCCGATACGTTTTACACTGAATGGTAGTAGTTTTAACGAGTCTCTTATCTCAATAAAGTGATTGTTGACTTTTATAATAATGCTGTACCACATACCTTTATCAGATATGCTATACTTGAATGATTTATTTTCCATGTATTTTTCTTGTAACCATTCTACATCATTTTCGTTTTCTCCTACCTTTTTATATGCTTGCTTAAAACCCTTATCAACTAACAAATACGATAACCAAAATGCTCCATCAAATTTCAAGTTATGATAGTACGCTACTATGTTACATTTCTGTGCTAGAAAATAATCGAATTGTTCTCCAATGCTATGAAATATATTTACATCTTCTGTGGACAATTCAACGGACGCACTAGCCCATACTTCTGTGTTCACCTGTCCTTTGTAAACAGTTGTCTCAAAGTCACACATGAAGTAACGATACTTTTTTACTCTCATAGTGGGCTATTAAAATCTTCTTCCTGTTCCATTGCGTCCATCATTTCAGCCTTAAACAGTGGGCCTGCTTCTGGTAAATAGTCTAACATTTCAGACATATACTGTGTTAGCTTATCTTGTGAGTAAACTATCTGATATGTTACAATCAAACCTGCTTCTGCACCGTCATTTAACATTGTTGCAACATCATGTGCGTCATTTGTTACTAGTATTCTGTCTAACCATGATAATAATAAGTTACTAGCATGTTCATTAAATTGTCGAACATGAGCTTTAAAACCAGTGATAACGACAGCGTCAAAAAATGTTTCATCTTCTGATATGTTTTCTGGTGGAACAAAACCTGGAGTATTGGTTGGTTCTTGTACCGGCTCTGCTAGTCTATATTTTCTAGTTTCTGCCGCTTTCTTTGCCCTCAAAGAGCGTTCCAACTTTACACCCTCTGTTGCAGGTACTATTTCACCCTCACTTGCTAAACCACCGTAGACTGCTTTCTGGTACAACTTATCAGGTGTTAATTTTGCAAGTTTTCGCACACTTGCTTGTGTTACACGTTTAGGTCTTTGCGGTAATACATCTTCACTGAATTGATACCCACGTTTTTCTGCTCTGCGTATAAACTGTTTAATACGCTTTACTTGTTTAGAGTAAGCACGTTCCGCAGGTGTTTGTTTACGTCTTTTTGCCATAGCGTCCACCCCTATAAATGAAATAGGAGAGACACTCTAGTATGGTACTAAGAGTGCCCCCCCCATTTATTAACTGTTACACTCTGAACTTATGCAAGGCTTTCAACGTCCAGTACGCAGTTAATGTAATCACGATTGGCTCTGGTTTTACCAGAAGTTTTGATAACAGTAAACGGCTTACCTTTCATAATGTTTGAAATATCATTAATACTTCTCTTAAACGTAGCCGACTGACAACTGTATACCTGCTTTTCCGGTGTAATGATTGACATTACTTCGACAACCTCACCGCTGTCCTCTTTGATATCCTCAAACATAAGAACTCCGTCAACTGTAATATGTTCTCCGTCCTCAACGTCTTTCATCGAAACGATTGACGGCGCGATTGTCATAAGGTACTGCTCTACTTCGTTGAACTCTCTGCTCATTTCTTTAATGTTAATCATGGTGTTGTTCTCCTTTTAATTAAATATTTTGTTGTGTTTGCTGTTTTAGATTTTACCTGCTTATGTGTTATTCATTGCCTGCTTCTTCGTCACTGTTTGCACCGTTTCTAGGCGGAAGCACTTTTGCATACTTAATAAATTCCTGCTCTGTCATTCCGTACAGAGTTTCAATTTCTTCTTTGTCTACAATGTGTACCGCTTTGAGTGTATCCGTTTCAAGCAACGGACGAACTTTCTTCATCAGTGCTTCATCGTCCTTGTAGGTACGAGGTACTGTAACAACCTTGTTACACGGTTCACCTGCCTGTACGTCCAGACACATTACATTTGCTTTTGTTGCTACAATTGTTCGTGTTACCATAGGTACTCTTGCCATAATTTTGTTCTCCTTTCTGGCTTTGGTTTGTTTATAGTTTAGGTACGATATTGTACCAGTGGACGGTATAGGACTTGAACCTATAATCTAGTGCTGACCAGACAAGCGTTGAACGCATTGCCACTAGGCAACTTACCAATTTGTTGCACCGTCCATAGGGGTGAGGGTGTACTGTAAAGTGAGTACACCACTCTGGCAACGTAACTGTTATTTATCTTTGTTACTCTTTTATTGTAACACATTGTACTTGAAAAGTCAACACTTTCTTTGAATTATTTTGAGTAAAAATACTTAGATAGAATATATTTCTTGTACTGTTTAACAATATCATCTGCTACAATTCTACTTGATATTTGTACAGCTAAATTGTTAATGGTGTATTGCCAAGTGTAATAACCTACTGATTGAATGTCTACAATTAGTGTGTCATCAACAATGTGTACAGATAAATCTCCTTTTATACGCTGTTTTAACTGTTTTTTGAGTGCATTTGTGAAAATTCTTTCCATGATAACATTCTCCTTTTCTGTCCTCTTTATTTTGTTGTCAAGGTTCGTGTGTACGTTTGTACACTAAAGGGTGTATAGTGTTGAAACTATAATCGTGCCTATCACGCACCCTAGTTTTGGTACTTTCGTGAAATTTTTAACAATGATTTAATTTTCAGATTTCATTTTCGCTTCTTTCTCTTTCTCCTTTTGTAAGCGTTTGTAAACTATAATCCACGCTATTTCTAGTTCATCTTCTGACCCTAGTTGTTCGACAAGACTGAATAGTTTTGTCTCTACTTCTTGTATATCATCAACAAGTATTTCCTGTTCAATTATTGATAGCATATTATCACTCCTTTATGCTTATTTAATTGCCAAGTTATCACTATTCAGTTATCTTATAATATGCTGGCTCATTTGCTTCTTTACAGTATCTTTTCAGATTTCCATAATACCAATACCATTTTGAAATTTGCTGCCAAAATCCATTGCACTTTTTGAGTACGCAATAACCCTGACTTTTACTGTGCAAAATCATATAATTAAACATTGACATAACCTGCCTTTCTTGAGGTACTAGGCTTTCGCCTAGTCCTCTTCCTTATTTGCTGTTCGCGACGGTAAAACCTTTGCAAGTCTGATGAAATCTTCCTCATCCATGCCAAGTAATACTTCTTCGCATGTTTGTGATTCAATGTGTACGAGTTTGAGTGTGTCAGTTTCAAACAATTTTTTGAGCTTCTTTAATAACTCTTCGTCGTTGAAACGTCCACCAATAGGGTATGATTTTACCTGTACCTCTACTGTTGTAACGTCAAGCGTCATAACCTGTGCTGTTGTCTGTTCGATTGTCCTTGTTACCATTCTCTTTCTTGCCATAATTTTTTATTCTCCTTTTCTGTTTGTTTATATCTCACCTGTTTGGGTGGAATGGTGTGCAAGGAATTGAACCTTGTATAGTACCTACTACCACACCTATTTAATTATTCATCAAAAAACCACAAGATAACTATTTTTTGGCGTTTCTATTCTAAGACCATCTTTGCATAACCATGAAACACTAAATCCATAACTATTATGACTAATTATAGAAAATGAATTATGGTCTTCACTTGCTAAATACTGCTCATAACACCAGTCGAAAGCATTTTGTTTCGCTTGTGACCATTTATCATATATTTGATACAGTTCTGTACCCTCATTACGTGAACCACTTACTATTAATTTTTTCCCTAATGCTGTGCTTTCTTTTACTATTTTCATTTTTGTTACCTCTCTTTCTATAGATATTCTTTAAGCTCATCTTCACCGTATGCGTAACATACATTATCTTTCATACTATTCATTTTATCTTTATATTCATCATATGTTTTCTGTGAAATAAGACCTGTTGCATATAAGGTTGTAAACGCATTAACTAATCGGTATACCACAACGGCAGAAAATACGTTATGCTCTTCTATAGCTATATTGTATTTATATATTGTTTCACTAACCATACGTTTAATCATTTTATTATCTCCTTTCAAATAACTCTATTCCCTTTTGACAATTATATATTAACATATGCGTACCTATATGTCAATACTATTTGCACAAAAATAATGCACAT